GTATAGATTAGGCTTCTGGTAGCAATTGCTTCAGATGATTGGCCTAAGAATTGGATTACACCAGAGTCAACAGCAGATAGTTTATAAGCTACTTTGCAGTGTTCGTAGTCAAAAGTAGTGAATACTTCTTCTGGTTCTCCGATAAACCTAAAAATTAGCTGAATACCGTTCTTAAAGGAGAAGGCATTTTTACTAACGTACCTCAATAAATAAGACGAATTAGATAGCTCTGAGTTACAAGCAGCTATATCACCGCTAATGTTACCTCTGATTAGTTTGTCATTTAACTCATCCTTATTGAACTCAATAGTAAACTTATTTCTACGAATAGGCTCTATATTAAGAAGCCTGTTAGCTAGTATCTTGGCAATACCCTCATCTTCAATAAATATATCTAAGTCATTAGCCTTTTGATCATCTATGGCAGAAATAATAGCACCACCAGCTAGATAAACCCCACCTAATATCTTAAAATATTCTATAGAGTGCCTTGCTATACCTAAAAAGTCTAAGACTTCATCTAAGGCTTTTCTCATTTGGCCTTGAAGTTTTTTCTTTAAACCAAACATATCTTATCCTTTAAGATAAGTTAAAAATTTACCTAGTCTATCTAAGTACCAACTAGCCTTTCCAAGCTCTTGAACTGAATCATCTTTTTTACCAAGCCTTAGCTGATATTTAAATGCTTGACCTTTCAGATGACCAATAAATTCTTCTTCGGTCATCATAAATCGCATTACGTCAATATACTCTAGACTGATATTGCCATCAGCATCTTGATAATCTTTAATTATTTCTTTAGGTATAACTAAAATACCTTTATAATGTTTAGGATTAATAGCATCATCTTTTTGCATTTATTGGATCTACCACTCTAGCGACAATTTCTTCTAGTTCTGTTAAATTAAAGGCCTCTAAATATAAACCACTATTTATATGAGTGATCTTGGCGCCCATAGTGCTTTGAAATTGGCCTCTGTTCCTTATCTTCTTAAAAAATGATATAGCTTTTGCAGAGTCAAAAGTAGTTCTATTAGGTCCTACTTTGTAATTAGAATGAAGCTCAAATTTGAACTTACCTCTTCTCTTACTTCTTTTGCTCATTACCTAAAATATCCAAGGCTAGCGTTAAGTGCATCTTGTAAAGTGTGATGTATTTCTGTGCTGTAAACTCTAATAAAAGGGTGATTAAAACCTTCTTCTAGAATTGTAATTGTAGGCTTACCTAGTTCTTTTGCAATTACTAGCTCCATGACGGAGCCCCAAGCCTTGCCTTGCCCTCTATCTTTTAAGTTACAGATAACAAGATCTGATCTAGCGATATCAGCAGTATCTAGCTGAACTATACGTCTAGCTAAGTTTTCTGAGTAAGGCTCGTCATGAAAAGCCTTGCGCCTGCAGGGATCTAGACAATAGACGGCTTTGCCATATAGTAATTGGTTTTTTAAGTAATACTCAATAGCGTTATCACGCCATTCTCTAACTTCGTGTAGAGGAAGCCCCTCAATGGGGCCTCCGAGATACACAGTGTGCATTAGAATGCATCCTCTTCCTTGTCTGCTGGCTCAATAATTTCATAGTCATCAGAAAGTTCAAATTCATCATCACGGTTAGGCTCGTACTTAAGAAGCTTTTTAACCTGAATGCCTTTTAGCCGACGAACTTCTTTATCATCAGATACATAGAAAGAGACGTTACCAATAGAGCCGTTACCAACGGTGTTAGGGTCAACATCATCTCCATTCATAAGCATTACTTTTACTGGCTTATTCTTTTGAGCCTTGCCATCACCATCTTCTTTACCGTAGGCGTAGGTAGATAGAGAGGCTTTATAATGAAGCTTCCCATCAGGGCCTTCAAACGGAGTAGTCTTAATGCCATACTCATCGGTCCAAACTTTAGCTACTGCTTTATCAGAAGTAGAAATTTGTACAGACCACTTATAGGGGCCTTGACCTTTATACTGCTTAGGATTATCATAATCGCAAGCAACCCAAGCAAGAGTGACATTATTTAGAATAGGCATATTTATTGATTCCTTTTTTATTTGTTGGGGCGGGATTGCCCTAGTGTTTTTCTTTTTGTTTTCAGTCAGCTAGCAGTGTAGCTAGCTTCGTCACTTGGCTCTGCTAATACTGCAGTTACTAGTGCCGTGTCATATATATGGGTTTCTAGATCTACGCTTTTTAATACAAAGTCTACTGCAGAGTCTTTGTCTTTCGCTTCTACGATTACTGAGGCCATTAGATTAAAGTCTAAGAAGTACTTAGCCAAATCGTTTATCAAACCCCTCAGTGCCGAAGTAATCGTCTTGCTCAAGTTCAAGAATTCCAAAGATAATGTGGTCTTCAAAGAAGCGCTCAGCCAGCTCTTCATTGTCTTTACACCACTCTATGAACTCTTTGAAAGTTGGTTCTCTTGTATATTTACTCATCCTGCTCCTTTTCAGCATAGTCTGCAGCTACACCAATATTGATAATACCTGCCGCATTAGCCGCTTCAATAGACTCAAAAGTAAGGACTTCGCGATAGCTCAGCCCATCACCATCTGAAAGACCATCTACATAGTCGGTATAGTTTTCTAGTGGTTCATCGAACCAACAGATGCTGTATGAGCCGTCTCCTCCATCAGAGACATAGCCATAAACTTTCACAGTCATTATACAATTACCTTTCCAAACAAGTCTTCAAAAGTTGGTTTCAATTCAGGGTAGGCTTCAATAGCCTCTTCAACAGTTGAGAAGGCAGATAGCACTACAGACCAGTTTTTTGCTGGTTTGCCGTCACTAGCAAACAGTGAGCCAAAGCCTAAGTTTGCAGGGTAATAGACCTCACCTTCACCAGAAGATACTACTTTAGTATTTCTACCATTTAGTAAGATAGTTGCGATAATACTTCCGACAGCCAGTTTGCTAGTACGAAGACCAACTAAGCCGGGGTACTTCTTGTGCAGCTCTACTAGCTTATCAAAATCTTCCTTGCTAAACCGTCCAGCGTTAAAGATTTTTTCTTGAAATTCTGCAGGTGAGATTTCTAGCGTAGCTCTAACCTTGCTGCCGAAATCATAATGAACAGCAGCAATAATTTTTTGTGTTAGCTTCATTTTAGCTCCTTAACAAAAGCAATAATCAGAATTCATAATTTCTTCAATGTTTAATTCACCACGTTTAGGCATAAGCTTTTCAGCACCTAGCTGAATTAGAACAGACAGAAGAGGATCTGCTTCGTAGAGCTCGACAAACTTACGCCGGACTCTAATAAACAAGTCACTCATGTGGCCAGCAGTAGTGCCCCAAGAGTCATGGATAGCAGCAATGTCATAGTCTGCAGAGCTAACTACCATAGTCATGTGCACAGCATCTAAGCTATGAACAATATTTGGAGAAGCACCTAGCCGTTGCGACTCTTTGTCTAGTGTAGCTTCTTCCCAGTTCTCTACTACTACGTTAAGCTTATCTTCACCGTAGGCCAGCCAAGTCCTATTAGTAGAGGGCTGTCTGTAGTTTTGAGTAACAGGAAAGTTAGTAATAGGAGACAGCCAATGCATATAACGATGTTCTTCATTATATTTATCAGCAATAGATTCAAATAATTTCAATAGCTTACCAGGACCTTCAAGATCTTCATGGCAAGCTTTATGAATCTCTTTTCCAAGCAATGATGACCAAAGCTTTTCTTGCTGCTTTAAGTAGTCATTTATTTCTCTTGTATCTTCCCAAACTTGTTGACCCATACCATAAGGGACAGCACCATAAGCAAAAGTCATAGTGCCTCGCTTACAGATTTTTCGTCTAACTTTTAAGTCCTTGATCCTATTCCAATAAACTGGGTACAACAACTCTCTAAGCTTACGATTATTGTTTCTCCAAGTCTGAACTTCAGTATAAGCTAAAGCTTTTCTTTCAGACCCTGCTGGCGCTTCTTCATATTCTTTCTGAAGTTCATTGGTCTTTTGAAGTATATAGTCTAGCTGCTCATAAACAATAGCCGGTACAGCATATTCCTTTTCTTCAAGTCTTGCCCAAACTTTTTCTGCAACTAATGCATAAAGATCTCCGGGGAGCTCACTACTAACTAAGTTTACATAGGGGGCTAACTCTTTATCCTTAGACAGAGCTACTAGGTGTTGAGACCCATTGTTGCTACCATCAATAAACAAAGGAAGATTAGTTATAAAGTCTTCTTGCGAGTTACCTGATGAACACCAATTATCTAAAAGTTTTAACTCATTGCAAAAAGCTAAGAAGCTAAATGGCTTTTCAGCTTGCATCCAACCAATGTTTACAGTAGGGTTTTCAGCATAGCTTATGAATAAGTTATAATTGCTTAATGAAAATTCAACCCTGTCATCTAGAGAAACTTTATCATTACCCCAAGTGTTAGCGCCATGAAGAAGTAACCAATAAAAGCCCTCTTCACCTAGCTCGCTTCCTCTTGCCAGTAGTAGTAAACCTTTGGCATTATCAGAGCCTTGCTCATGTAGGAAGGCAGTATTAGGATAAATCCTTCCTCTAAAATCAACATTATACAGGTGATAAAAAACTCTGTCTAGGTTTCTACGAGCAAGCTTTACAATAGAGGTTATCTCTATCATTAAAGATTCTCTTTTTTCAAAGTCTTGCTCTGTTTTAGCTTTTAGAGGGTTGCCTTCTATTGGCTGTTGAAGGTAGTGCTCTATTACCTCTAGTATGGGCTTGTTTATCATCCAAGGAGTCTGTCCAAGTTTGTTTAAAGCTTTGAATACTAGTGGCTGCTTTTCTGGACTCATTTGTTTATGAATATCAGGAGAAGACTTTTTAATAATAGAGTAGCCTAGTGGATGAACAGGGCCTTCCCAAGGAGCTGGTGGTGCCATAGAAGGAAATAGATCAATTTCCTCTTCAAGCACTGCTATTTCATCCCATAGCTCAAACAATGTCTTCTTATCTTTTGCAAGCACATTGTAGCTTCTATGTTTGGATTTTTTACCTTTCTTATCTACCTTTTCTAAAGTATACCTTAGTAGTCCTGTTTCGAAGAAAGATATTAATATAAACCAACCTACTTGGCAGGCAGCAATAGAGGATCTTTTTTGTTTAAGCTTTTGTCTTACTCTTCGTCCTACTGTTACAGCTAGGTCTACCAGAGTAGCCTTTCTTTCAATTCCTTTAATAATATGTGTAAAAGAATATAAAATTATTCTTCTACCATCTTCATTTTTTAGAAAATAAGTGTACTGGTTGCGGTCTGCTCTTAATGTTTTTTTTCTAAACTCAAAATCAGCCACTAGCTTTTCTAAATGACTCAATCAGTCACCTTTCCTTTCTGCTTTAGCGTTAAGAGGTAGTTTCAGTTGTTTATCATCTACTTTCTCTTCCACTGGCTCTTCATGTACTCCAAAAGGTAGATAAGTACTACCCCACTTTTTGTTTAGCTGCTCTACTAGTTCTGAAAAGCCGATATTTTTCATTGCTCTAAGATCCTGCTTGCTAAAAATTTAATACTCTCTAGTTCGTCTACACTAACTACTACATAGGTTTTAGTAGGTTCTCGGTTTTCTTTAAATTTATCTTCAACGATGGCATTTATACGCTTTATAGCTGCTCTTGCAAATGTAGCGCAAGTTTTCAGCCTTAGCTCTAGCATCTCTTTCTCAAGGTTGTCCCGTCCAAACATAAGCTTTTTCCTTTTCGTCAATAGGGCAGTAGCCTAGCATACCATATCTAGTATCTGGCAACTCGTAAATCCAGCAGTCTAGGATCTCTGTTTCTGTCGTGAATTCATAGTCTACTTTAATAGCTACTTTGCGCTTATGCCTAGTGTAAAAATGGCCATTACCTTCAAGAGCATCTAGCTTATCTATAGTTGCTAGATTGTTTACAGCATACACTTCTCCTAACACAGGATAACCAGATTCGTGCTTTACTGCAGCAGGTACGCCCAGATTAAATAGTATGTACCGATCTATTGTCTTAGCTCTATCACAAACTAGATCACAACCTTTTAATAAGTTATGATTTCTTTTTCCTTGTTTTAACGTCCCATAGACGAAAAAATATTCCAATTTGACCTCTTAACGTTAAAGAAGAAAGTGAGATAAACATAATGAATTATACAGACTATTTTGCAAACGCCGTGGCAGCTGAACTTGATCAATCAATCTTTGTAACAACTTGTGACAAAAGAAATCAAATCATTGATAGTCGCGCTATGACAGCGCAGGAGCTAGATGAGGCACTTACTATTGCTGACTACTATAAAGTAGAGATGTCAGGTAATAAGGCTACAATCTATGTAAATCAATGATAGAAAAAAGATTTAATAAGAAACGCCCTTCTTGGAACAATTCTAAGGAGGGCTTCTCTGGTTATAAAAAAGGCTATGAACCTAAACTAAAAGAATTCAAAAAGCCTTTCACCTTCCAAGTAAATGAAAAGGCAATTGCTATGTTAAAAGAAGATAAGATTAGTGGACCGCAGTTGTCCTCTGGCATGAAGGCTCATAGAAAAGGCACAGACAAGCTTAACGAGATTGGATTTGATCCAATTGAAATTCTAGTCAAGCAGCTAGAAGATATTGAAAAACTTCTAGAAAAAGAGCTGCAGATGACTGCTCCTAGAGTCATGGTTATTAACAACCTAATCAATGCTAAGCTGCGTATTGCTGAGAATCTGCTGCCCTATGGCTATGGCAAGGCGCCAGTAGTCACTGTTGCTGACAATGACGTTAGAGATCCTATTAGAATTATTCTAACATCGGATCAAGAATCTGATGATTGATTACGCAATTTGTAAAGTTGTGCTATAATAAAAAACAGCCCAAAGCATGTAATAACACAAGCCTTGAACATAATTAATAGCTTATTCTCTTTAGGGTTGTAGAGATAGAAAGAAAAAGTAATAGCTAGAAATAGATTTGTGAATAACCAAGCTTCAATCATGGATTTAAAATGCTCCTAAATAATTTAGATGGGTAGAACTGAACTCTTGTTCGTTCTGCTTGTTTTTGTTCTTCTGTTAGCCAACTCATTCCTGGAAGCTTGGTTTTAATTCGCCTAAACTGGCCAAAGCCATGAATCTTAACAGTAATATTGTGGTTTAAAGCCCACTTAATTTCATCAAACATAGCCTTTAAGGCATCTTTGATTACTTTTCTTTTTAAATGAGGATTATCCTCTACTAATTTATTTTCTATATCTTTTAAATTCAAGTTAACTCCAAGGATTATTATGGAACCTATTAAACTACATAAAGGCCAATCTCAGGTTATTAGGCATTTATTTAAGCCAGTAAAACCTGGAACAGATGACTGGAAAATGCGCTTTGTTGTTGTTGTAGGCTCTAGGGGCTTTGGCAAATCTTATGTGTCAGGCTCTGCTGTTACTTTAGCTATTGGTGAGCTAGAGCAATTAGACGAGTCTGTACCTAATAAAAATATTGCTCTACTCTGCGGTACTCATACTCAGGTCACAGACATTTATTGGCCAATGCTTGCTTACCAGTTTGGCTTAGAATCTAGATGCTACAAACATTCAAGATCGCATGGTAAGTTTACTTTTGCAAATGGCTCAGAGGTTAGATGCTGGTCGGCAGATGCTTATGAGCGTATGCGTGGTTCAGGCCAATATTTAGTTGTTGCTGACGAACTTCCAACTTGGTCTGTTCCAGGTGGTTCTATCCAGGATGCCTGGGAGTCGGTTCTAGAGCCTTGTTTAGTGACTCGATGGTCACCGAAACAAGCCGCAGCTGTAGGAGCGCCGAGTCCAGGGCGCGCTCTGCTTCCATCAACTCCGATGGGGAAAGATTATTTCTACGACCTAGCTCAGAGAGAGCATATCGACGATCGTTGGAAGACATTTTCCTATACTTATAGGGATAGCCCATTGCTGTCTCAAGAAGAGATTGAGCGAGCAAAGAAACATGCCGATCCTTTGAAATTTGCTCGGGAATACGAAGCAAGCTTCGAAGAATCAGGCCTAACTCTTTTCCATACTTTTGATCGAAAACTTCACGTTGATCCAAACTTACCATACTTTGATGACTCCGAAGCTGTTCATTGCGCTATTGACTTTAATATTATGCTTAATTGCACTAGCTTCCATGCTATCCGTGGTAATCAAGTTCATACTCTTGATGAATCAAAAGGCACGGCTAACACTGAGGAGCTTGCCCGTCTTATTAGAGCCAAATTCCCTAAAAATAAGATCATCTGTTATCCAGACCCTGCTGGGAAGGCCCGTAAGACTTCCGCTGCGGTAGGCGTAACAGACTTCAGTATACTTCGCGAAGCTGGATTTACCGTCCTGGCGAGAGATAAGGCTCCTGCGATAGTCGATTCTGTCGCTGCTGTTAATCGTAAACTCCTTAATGCTGCTGGTGATGTTGATATGCTAATTAGTCCTAAGTGTCAAGGTGTTATTAACTCCTTTGAACGTACTAGCTGGTTAGAAAATAGACCAGAAACAGCTACAATTGATAAGACCCAAGGTGTTGAGCACTTCACTGATGGTATCAGATATTTCGTAGACTATCTCTGGCCTATTGCGCACTCTAAGCCATATATTGCTACTAGCACTTATTCATTCTAATACATGTAGTAACTACCCTGAGATAGCGACTTGTGCCACTCCCAAGAGTATTCTGCATCTTCTATCTTTTCCTTACAGCTGTAATGATCTAAGATTAGTCTAATTTGCCAGAAGCTACTATACAAACAATCTATTTCATCTGGAGGGCCTTCGAACTCGTTAAAATAGTCTTTTAATCTTTCTCTATTTGGATGATCTCCAATAGGCATATAGAACAGATACCAAGACTCAGGCCCTTCTCGCCTTCCTTCTTTCCACTCTTGCGCTTCGGCTTTGGTTAGAGTGCAGCCAGAGCCATAAGCGTAATTAAAAAATAACTTGTTATCTTCGATGAAAGGCAGCTTTCTGAATGGGTCTTCAGAAGTCTTCCTTGTCATCTTTACATTAGGCTTATATGTTGGCAGTTCTTTCATATTATTCTTCTTTTAGCAAATATTTGTTAGAAATTGCTTTGAAGCTAAGACTACTATCTCTATTTGATTTATAGACAATACCTTCGCCAATAGGGTGATTAATAGATTTTGTTGATGAGGCTACTGCCAGGTGCTCTTCCACAGTTGGATACAGTGTAGCGGCTATATCAATAACAGGAACATGATCAAGGCCTAGATAAGACACTAAGCTTCTACGCTCACTAGGTGATAGATAGGCTTGATTCTCAATATCAAATACATCATATACAAAGAATTTAAACTCTTTAAACTCTTCTCTGTTCTTTTGGATTCCAGGCCCCATTAGCTCACCTTGGAACACCAGACCAGCAGCTTGCTTGACCTTGTCCTCCACTTGGAGGGCCATTTTAACAAAATGGTTATCTGGTGCTTTAGGCTCTTCAATTAGATTGAATCTCAGCAGTAGTCTTTGCCACCAGCTAAGCTCTGGCTTAACCTTTAGTTCTAGGTTTCTGCTGCAGACTCTAAGCTGACCATCTAAATGAAAGATAGAGCAAGAAGAGCCATCCAACTTGAGGGTAGCCTCCCAAGTATCTTCTTTAGGTAATTTGAAGAAGCAGTTTTGAATTCGCTCTTGATCTGTTTTGGGGAAGAGGTGAGTTGGAAAGCGTCTAGTAGAGTCAAAAGGGACATTACGTTTCTTTTTGTTGTCTTCTTCTTCGTCTCTGTCATACTTAATTACACCTAATTCTTGAGAAACGTCCTGATCTTCATTAGCCCATTGGTTAGCAATGCCCTTAGAAAGACTAGACTTAAGCACACTAACAGGTAGAATAAGTCCTTGAGAAATCTGGCCTCTTAGCTTTACTGTTCTAAGCCGTTGACCTTTAATGCCTTTGTACTCTTTTGGCTCTTTGCCTGCCGCAGTAAGGAAGGGTGCAAGAGTGTGTGGTACCCAAGAATCAATCTCTAAGTATACACAAACATCGCCAATATCATACTCATCTTTCTTTACAACAACCTTCCACCCATCTACAGTAGCTACTTCGATATTGTCAGCACCTGGAATAGGCTGTATATCTGAAATTCTACGAATCGTTGCTAGTCTGCGCACTCTATAACTCCTATTTAGCTTTATATTGATAGCGTCTCAGGAAAGAGTCAACCATGGTCATTCTCTAGTTCCTTTAAATAAGCTGAGCCTGATGGTGTTAGAAACGCCGTACCAAGAAACCATTTAATATAGCCTTCTCTAATAAGCTCACAATATTGGCTATAAAATGCTTTATGCCAGCAGTTAGGACTTTGGGCTATTTGCAGCAAACGCTTAGTTCTAAGTCTACTAAGAGCCATTTTCTAGTTCCTTTATAGTTCTATAAATAGCCGCAGAAACTTGTAAAGCTTCAACTAGGCTTATCTTCTCCAGTAATAAGTGCTTAGGCTCAAAAGTTTGATTAAACTTATCCCAGTCTACAGTCTTGAGCATTCCCTTATCATCATAAAGAAGAAACTTCTTATATGGTGCTAGTAAATTTTTTCTAAGTAGTTGCAGCTCTTTGCTCATAGCTCTATGATCCTACTATCTTTTTTGCCAATACAGATAAACTCGCAACCTTCAATTACAATAGATTTAGTAATGTGCCAGTGCCCAAAGATCCATCGCTTAGGCTGATGAGCCTCAAACATAGCTTGTAGAGTTTCGTTAGTAATGTTCAAATGCTGATCTAACCCTACTTTACCTTTTAAAAACATATGATAAGCTACACTTGTAGGGCAGTCATGACTAAACATAGTCTCTGGTTTTTGCTTAGCATACTCTTCAGCTAGCGCTGCACCTTCCGCAATAGTATGCTCTTCTTCTGCCCACCAGTTAAAACCCGGTGTTCTAATTCCATTATCAATGGACCAAGCGCCATCGTAAATATATGCATTATTTTTATACTTTCCTGGGCCTAAACATCGCTTTAAATGACCACATAACCCTGGATCATCATGGTTGCCACGATAAAACTTATGGTAAGGCTCTTGCTCGTCTAAGTCTAGCAGTTCTTGTAGAGGAACAAAACCTACACCAAAATCACCAACTTGAAGCGACTCTCCATGCCCTTTAATGGTGTCTCTATAATATTTTAGATCACCATGAATATCACCAATTACTAACAGCCTAATGCCCTCCTTATTTCTTCTGCCTTAGCCTTACGGCCTCTTTCGTACATATCTGCAGCAATAGATACTTCTTTTTTAGTGAAGCCTTCGCCCAATATCAGGCCAGAGTCCGCTAGGGTTATAAGTCCTTTTTCCTCATCAAAAACAAAATTACCAATTAGCTTGGGCATCTGGTACCTCAATAACTAGTTTAGCAGGGAAAGTAGAAATCACTATATCTTCTGGCAGCGGATAAAACCTGGCTGCAGCTTCGGCTTTCTTAGCAGAGCTATACAGCTTAATCTGTGGCCTATTGGTATTACCGTTTCTTGTAGTCATCCACCTATCGAAGTTTGGATTATATTTATGTATTAGTTTGCAAGCCCAGCCGGTTTCTAAAACAACGTCAGCCATTACATACCTACCCCTTCTAATGGATATATGTAGAATATAGCTGTTGTAGCTTCCTCTACTAGCCTATAGTCTGGTACAGCAATATAACCTTCTTCAGGAGTTAGAGTAACTCCATCTGCTGTACCCTCATCTAAGTTTATATCTAATACTATTTTAACTGTTAAGTCTTTGAAAGTTAATTCAAATTCTTCTGACGAGAAATTATGAATTTCCTCGTTATTAAAGACCAGCTCAGCTACTGCCCCTGGCTCTTTAGTTTCTCTGAGCTCCATAGTGCTAGAGGGTTCATAAGTAGATGCAATCCATACTCGTCTATTATCTTCGGCTTCGGCTAGGCTTGTCATAAACAAAGTCATAACCAAAGATTTTTTTATAAGTCTCTTTGAAGCCCTTAATTGCTGTTTCAATGTCGTAAATAGTGTATTTATCATTTTGTGGATATATGTTTCCTTCTGCTGAAAAATGTATACTTAGATCGCCTCTGTAGTAGATGTAAAAGTCTATATTTTCCATATCACAAAAAAAAAAGGAAGATTGAAGAGGAGCCCCGAAGGGCTCCCCGTTTATTTTTACTTACCTAGCTTTTTCTTAATCCAATCAATAGTTTGGCCTAAAGAAGCCCAAATCCAAAGATAGAAGGCAGCTAGTACCATACCCAACTTAGGTTTTCCCATTTTTTCCTCAACGAGTTGACATTACGGATTCAAATACTTCCTGCAGATCCGCTTGCAGCTCTTTTCCGTAGACAAAAGTTTTCACACGGTAGGTCCAAACACTGCCGCCTGCAAACTTAGTAGTGTCTCCTTCGTAAAGAGCTTCTCCGTTAAAAGTTAGATCATTTAGATCTTTGTCGTAAACTTCAACAGGAGTCCAGCCATTCTTAAGGAAGAAGTCCAAGTTTGCAGAGCTTGCGGTTCCAACAAAGAACACAGCATCTAGCTTGCCACCTGCCCCAAGGCCCATAGCGGACTTTAGAGAGCGGTTATCAATTTGCATTTTAGACCAGTCATTCCCGCTGCCTTCTTCTCCTTGCTCAATACGACGAAGTTGACGAAGTGTAAAGTCAGAGCCAGAACCAGCTAGATCTGTTGCCACTTTAGAGGATGAAGTCAAGTCTTCCAGCTCATCAATATCACTGTTAGGCGGTACCATCAGCCACATATATTCTTCGCTAGAATAGGTCCAAAGAGGAAGAAGCTCACAACCTTCCATAGCTCGCTGATAGGCAGCGTCTTGCTGAGCAGGCGCAAACAGTACTTTGTCAGAACAGATACCTAGGGTAATCTCATCGGAACCTGTGAAGTTAGTGACAACAGCAGGCACGCCCCTTTGAGTAAAAGCCTTAGCAATATCCTGAGACCATTTGTCATAACCCCCTCCAGCCTTACCGGCGCCTACTACGATAGGCTCAGCAAAAGACGCAGAAGACAGAGCCAACACAACGGCAGCAGCAGAGAATACAGCTTTAATCATTTAGAAGTCCTTTTAGGTTGTTGGACAACTTCATAGTGTCCAGGGGTGTAGTACCGATAGTAGTTGATGTTATGAGCATCTACAAAGAACTCATCACCTTTCATATGAATCGTTCCATCGAAAGAGATGTTTTCTGGTACTCTGTTTATGCACATAACTTTAGTTCCTATCTGGACAGTTGGATGCCCAGTGTAGTTTTTGCCTAAGTGGCTCATTAGCCTCCCCCTGTCATGCTGCCACCTTCAAGTATTGATAGTCATAAGGCAGATTAGCCGCAGCAGGAGTTCCGCCTGTAGTCGGAGGTGGAGGGGGCGGTGCGGGCGCGCCACTAGTTGACAGCGCCATACTTACCCCAAAGTAAGGGTTAGACCACTGGATTTCCATAGTGTATTTTCCTTAAAGCTTTTCTATGTACTGCATAAGGCTCTGAGTTTCTGATAAGCTTTATATTTACAATACCTGAATCCTGCCCTTTAAACCCAACTACCACGGCAGTTTCTTTATTTAGAAAATCCACTATGTCACCTTCTTTAAACCAGTGTGGATCATTTTTTCTAGATACTCTTGAGCACACGCTCTCTGATCTCCTTTAATGTTTGTTGTTTTACTAGAGCTCCATTCTTGAATACTGTCTCAAGCGCTCCCTCTTTCTCCTCATCTTCGCTAACTTGATCTTTCAAGTAGTACTGGCCTCCAATGTGAGAAAGCTCTACTTTGAGCAGGCCTCTAGCTGATTTCTTAGCACCAGAATCCGTCTTAGGATCTTTGTAGATACTAATCCGCTCTCCGTTAACTACCCCTGAGGTGGCCTTCATAGCCATCCCGAAAGTATCTCTAGTGACATACTGATAAGTGAAAGAGCCAATACCCAAGACAACGTTGCCTGAGCAGAAGCCTTTTTCAGCAAGCCCTTCTAGGATCTTAAGTTGACGCTCAAGAGTAATTGAATCACCATAGATCAGCCCAATATGGCTGTCAAGCAGCTTAAACCCTTTCTCGGTTATAGTCCCACCAAAGGTATCCCACATACACTGGATCGCTCCTTTGTGTTCTGGTGTCCCCTCAGCTGCCTCTGGATCTCCGCAAATGATCTTTACAGGATCACCTGAGTCAGGCCGAATGACTACACGGCCATTGCGTTTCATGATCTTGCCTTGGAGCTTAGGTAGGTATTCAGTGATAACCTTCCAGAAATCCCAAGTATCAGACACAATAGACACAAAGCCGTTAGGATAAACCTCTTCGATCAGCCGCTGGAAGGTCTCAAGTTCTCCTTCTTTAGAGCCCATACACATGACTGAGTGTTCTGTCGCTGGTACAGACACACCAATCATTTCTTTCTCTGCATCAGCTGCGTAGTGTCTTTCTAAGTAGCCAATAGCAGGAACGGTATCAGTACCTGTGAAGGACAGCAAGTGCCCTCCACCAACAGACTCAGCGTCTTCTAGACCTGACAGCCCACGGAAGCTGAAGTCATGTCCTTGGAATTGAACCAGCTCTGGATCAAAGCCAGTGATCTTTGCAAAGGCATCAAAGCGCCGTCTGTACGCCCTTGCAATGGTTGCCGCAGTAATTGGCTTCCAAAGCTTGTTAGACATGATTGTTTCAAGTGAGTTAGTCAGCCAGAAGAAGTCTGGGTGAGTGTTCCTAATGGTTAACAAAGGAACTTTCACAGGGCAGATAGACCCTTCTGGTAGCGCTTTAATCTCAATAGGCAGGTAGCCCAGGTCCCAAAGAGCTTCCATATGCTCAGTGGGAACAGCTCCTTGGCCTAGTGATGTATCCATACGGCGCTTGAAGCTGCGGATAGCTTGCTCCTTAGACAGGTTAAAGAAATTGCGATCCCAGTAGTCAATTAGGAAGTCTGAGATAAAGCCTTGAATACCAAAGACTACAACACCATCGTTACAGCCCAGAGGAGCTAGCTTCATAGAGCGCGGGGTAAGGTTAGAATAAACCTCTGTAGTGCCCTCAGGGTATTGGCGCCGATGATCTGCTTTATAAAAATCGATCAGAAGTGCTGCGTTTTCTTCGTACATCAGTTAGTTCCTTTTTTATCAGTTGTATCGACGCCAACAGTTAAGTAGTCAGAGGCAGCTTCGTTGAAAGTATAGAAGGCATAAACATGATCGATATACTCTTGCAAAGCTGTGACGCCCTTGCTAAAGATACCATGAGTTACGTAAAGCTCAACTCTATCAGCGCCATTTGCTTTCAAAACCTTAGCTAACTCTATAAAGGTTCTACCGCCATCGCAGATATCATCTACAATGATAAGTTTTCTACCTTTTACATAACCGTCAAACTTAGTTCCAGTTATTTCGCCAGTAGCTAAGTTTCTAGTTTTTGTGGCATAATGCACAGGCGGAGTCAGCCCCCAAGCGCCTAAGTGTTTAGCCAAGGCGTTTACTTTCTTTTCTGCACCAGCATCAGGACATACTAGCTCGTAGTGATCTTTCCTTACCCTGTCTTTAATTAGCTGGGCTGCGACTTCATACTGCGGAACAAGTACAGCATTATTGACAGCAGCAACTACGGCATCAGAGTGAGGATCTAGAATAAATACTCTATTTAAGCTTAAAGAGTTAAGTAGGCCTGCCATGGCTTTTACACCATGTGCTTCTCCTGGATTACAGACTCTGTCTTGCCTAGCGTAAGGAAAGTAGAAAAGAGAAAGCTGAATGCTAACATCATGATTTTTTGCCTCTCTAATGGCATTTACTGCCATTACAAGTTCCATGATATCGTCACTATTTTTTATAAGTGATTCTACTATAACAAAGTCGGGGATATCAATTTTTTCTGGCAGTTTAAATAGCAATTCACCACCTGGAAACTTAATTGGCGCTTTGATTTTTTCGTAGCTGATCCACAGCATTACTTCTCTCCCAGCTTTCTCTTGATACCTTCCGCAAGAGCAAGTATTTGCTCTACTGATAAGTTACTTTTAGCATGATTAATATCTGCCCTACAAGCTACTACATTACCTATGACGTAGCCTTTGCTGTTGTCTACTCGGTCAATTGTTAGGGCATCTACGTTTTCTTTATTTCCAAAAGGTTTACCAGTGTAGAAGCACTTTTTGGCCTTCTTCAAATTTCTAACGCTAGTGATTGTTAGATTGAAGTCTAGCCCTTTGTCAGATGCTCGCTTATATAGATTCAAGTACTTATAACAAAGCTCGACTTCATTCTTAACAGTCATTTTGCATCCTTAGTTTAGTTGGTAGTACTCATAGCCTCTACAGACTGCATCAGGACAATCATCTATCCAGACATCTATTTTCACCCCTTGTTTTAGCATGAAGGCATTTTTACCCATACCTCCAGTCCCAAAGCAACTGCCGCTTCCTATAAGCCTACCTAAAGATAGCCTAGGCTCATCCATATCTGCTTCGTTTCTGAAAGAAACACAGTAAACTTCATGACCTCTATCTAAGGCAGTTGATATAAACCAGTTCCACAGCAAAGGATCAGCTGTGTAGGTGTCATCGTAATCTAAACCTAATTTCATGTCAATAATAACTTACAATTATCTGGCAGCAAAGTTAGCATAGTTAGCTCATTATCTGTGTTTACGTTTTCCCAGGATTCAGATACTTTAAATCCTACTTTGTTAACTAAGTAATCTTCCCAAAACTCCAGTTGATCAGGATCTAGAATAACCTGCACCATTATAAGACCCTGGCCATGACCGTAATAGTCTTTAATTCGTTGAAGTTTTTCTTTTAATTTATTCTTCATAGCCTGAGTAGGCTTTTCATAAGGAAAATTATACAGATGAACAGCACCACAACACTTACCGCCGTGTTTAGCTAATGCAAACATTTTAACCTCAAATTAAAACAGCTGGAGCAGTTGATTCAAACTCTTTGCCCATATACCTACGCTCATAGCGCTCGTAAGTTTTCCAAGCCTCTGAGTTCTGAAAGTCAGTTAACAGAACTGGCTCCCTGTCTTCATAGTATGTTGTATCATATACTAGGTTAGTTTCTGGTTTAAAGTTTTTCTGTAAAAATTTAATAAGATCTTTTACAGTAGCAACTCTATTGTCAAAAGCCATTATTACAGTCCTGCAGTTTCACCGGGAAGTTTAGGAATTTCTGCGCAACTAATTTGCCAAAAAGCAATATCTAAGGAATCTAATACTGTTTTTTGGTTAGCAAGTTCAACAGTGCACTCCTCTATAGTGTTAAAAGAGTTAACAGGCCAAATCATTGCCTCACAAGAATTAGAATTAATTGCAGCACAGAAAGTGCCAATTAGTACAAACATTATTGCAGCTCCTTTTTAAGCATAAAAGCAGTTTTATCTTTTTTAAAAAAATCATTGTCGAAATCATTATTGTTGATAATCTTTGCATAGAAGTCTGAAGCCACGTCAACACCAGCCTTTAACTCTTGTACAGATTTTTCAATCTGGCTATGTACAAAGCTAATTAGTTTGTTATTGAACAGCCAGGCATTTGAGAGGCAACGATACTCTACTCCAAAGTCTTTTAGTCTGCAAGCGCCTGCTTTGCCATAAAGCTTTCGCCTCTCAGTGTCTTTATCCCAGAGTAAAGAGTATACACCAAGATTCTTATCAAGCAATCGACATAACACTAAGCTTTTGATATATTTTTCAATATCTTTTTCTTCTTCTTTGAAGAATCCTCCAATGTGAACGTGTCCTCCAACCGAACGGTAATTAACGTCACCTTCTGGAGTTTCGTTTTCTTCTCCTGTATATGGGTTGATGTCGCTGCTACAACCAATTACTAGAGCTTCTTCTGGTACTTTCTTTCTATCAATAGGTACTGTAACTCTTCGAAGAAATTGCATATTACCGGGTAAGAGTTTTCTTAGCTCTTTTTGAACAGTGCTAAGATTTAGCTTAAACTCTTTCAATGTGCTGGCTGGCTGAATATTAAATTCTACAGCTACACCATCAACTTGAACCGCCCCCCGTTGAACGGGAAACGGTTTCTCCTTGGTCCCAGGTATTAGTCCATGAGCACAAACAAATTGACCGCCTTGGCCTAAAAAAATTTCTGGATCGGCTCCAACCGTTACATCCACTCTTCTTCTTCCTTCTTGATTGGCACATCATTAGGGTTGCGTACAAACAAATAGTTAACAGCTCCGCCGATAGAGTTTTTAGTTTTCTTTACTAGTTTAAAGCCGTACTCTTTTAGCTCTTTAGGCCAATAGTGGTTGCTCTCAAAAAACTGAGTACTATTCAGCATTGCTGTGATCATTTTAGTTTTCAACGGACTATCATCAATTTGTTCCATAAGCTCTGCTAAAGTCATGTCATAGGTTTTGCCTTGCTGCTGAATTACAGGATATAGGATCTTAGTATAGAACTCATTGCAATCTAAGCCGTCAGCAGGCTTTACAGTTTTGATCTTATCCTTTTTATATTTTTCATTTTGAGTTCTTTGGTTTTTAAACCAGCCGATTGAAATATGCGAGCAAGAGAAAGTTCCAGCAGTTTCAACGTGAGTCATCTTAGCATCCCTTAGTTTTACTTGAACCAGCGCTTATTTACATTAATAAGCGAAACTTTAGATGGTCTTCCTGAGTGGCCGTTAGAAGTGCCACGCCATTGCTGCTGCTTAAAGCAGTTACCCCAAGGTAGCACACAGCCTTTAGGAATAGCAGGGTCTGTCGTACCAGAGCGACGGCCCCAGAATTGATTGCAAGCCAAAGATACAGCCATTTTATTTTACCTTTTTCCAGTTTTTTCCTACAGGCCTAAAGTACAGCTTTTTAGTAGCGTACTTATTACCATGATGATCTTCATGCCAGACATCTAGATGTCCAATCATTTCTTTCTTTGCGTGGTCCGCGTAATCACTGCCCTCTTCAAGCCCATTAGTAAAATCAACAGAGTGATGCCACTCTAGACAATCCTCTGGATCTTCAAGTACTGGCTTATCTTCATAGCAGTCAGTTACCAGATAGAAGCCCTTTTTAGTGATCCACTCATCTACGCCCTCATAGCTCATGCTGCTTCCTTTTCTGGTAGTGGGGTCTTAGTAGGGTGCTTAATAAGCTCTTTTAGCTTATCAAGCTCTTTGAACCTTCGTACTTGATACCAACGGACTAGCTTCCAAGCACTAGTTTTGTCATTAGCAATTATACCAATGTAAATACCTGCTTTTAGCTTTTGATTCCCATCCCAGCTGTAACGAATCATAGTTCCAATTGGAACAGGGCACTCCGGCTTACCGTGCTGTATTACTGGACCCCAATCTTCTTCAGCCATCTTTGTACTCCACCATAGGGCAGTAGTTTTCTTTCCAAGCTAGGTATTTTTGTTTGAACAGCCCTGGTGGCTTAGCTACTTTGTCTCTGATAATCCACTTGTTTATAAGGTGTGCAATACCTACTACTAGCGCTGCGCCAGAAAAAGTTGCCAGCACAAATAAGAAAACCTTTAGCGACTCCCATGGTTTAAGGTAGATCAATATCAGTAAGCCTGTGATAATTAGCGCAAAAAAAGCAAGAGCAAGTAGTCTAAGCCCAGTAGCACGCCAGTAAGCGCAAAAGTTATTGTGTCTTTCTTGCCAAGTACTCTCAAAGATTGGCGGGAAGACTTTCATATTCAGACGATAGTGCCAAGAGTTTTTGTTTACTACAAAAGAGTTCATAGTTTACCTCTGAGTTTGTTGGTTGGCCCGGTCGGAATTGAACCGACGACCCAGGCTTTATGAGAGCCTCGCTCTAACCTCTGAGCTACGAGCCATCACTTTTAGGTAGCAGCTTTAAAGATAAACTCTTCAGCTTCCCTTAGATTACTTCTATCTGCTCTATATAGCTTTACTTTTACTGATCTTTGAAAAATAGCAGAGATCACAGGTGCTAATACATTTGCTCTCTGAGATATTGTCAGGTCTTCTGTGAAGTCGCTAGCATTTAGATCAGCGTAAGCAGGCGATCCGTCAGACTCTTGCCACCAAATATGCCCATCTTTATATCCATCTGGGTTTTCACGCAAGGTTAACATAACCTCTTTTTTAGCATAAGACATATTTTAGCTCCTTTTTGTTTTAGTGGTGCCCCCTGCCGGACTCGAACCGGCACGCCCTTACAGGCCTGAGATTTTAAGTCTCATGCGTCTACCATTTCCGCCAAGGGGGCAGATTATTTTAAAGCTTTTCCAGCCTCACATCAGTCAGCTGGCCATCTCTCTCAACAAACACTACTTTATTTGCAAGTTTTAACTTGTTGGCCGCAAGAAGTGTTTCAGCATCATAGCAACGCCCTTCTACTGTGTAGTAGCGCACATACTCCTTAATAACAGGCTTTCTCACCAGCTTATAGGCGACTACCTCTCCAGTATCGTCTTTAAGAGTTTTAGCATTTGATGGAATCTCTGTGGTACCATCATTCAGCTTCCAGCCCGCTTCATACTCAGGTACAAGCTCTACTGAGTTTGAATAGACCCAGACAGAGCTTTCAGTATTATAGACCTCATCCTTAAAAAAGACCTTATCAGTAGTATCGTAGGGTACTCTGGCATGATGGTGGACGTTTAAAACTCGCTTACCGCACACAGGGCAAGCGGTTTTTGCGCGGGCCTTGGCTTGGTGCTTTTTCTTAGCTTCAGCGGCTTCCCACTCGTCCTCAGCTTGTCCGATGTAGCTCATCAGTCCATAAACCTCACAAAATTCAGTGCAGCCTTAGCATCTTCTTCCCCACAGAAGCACTCCCATAAGTGCACTCCTGTTCTAAACTGGCACCAACGCCCTCTGTTTTTCATCAATAACTCCCAGCTGAAACTTCATTCCAGAAATCAACTATCTCTTGAAATTTTCCTTCTCCGTTGATTTTGTCAAACTCTTCCTCATCTACATACAAAGCCTCTGAACCTGGGTAGCCTGCCTCATAATCAGCAACTCCAAGACCAATTCGAATCTTTGATCGAAGAGACAGAGTTACATCATACATTGTTTCTTTACTGATACCTTTAGTCCAATCAAACCTAGGCATCGCTGGATGGCTGGCGCTTATTCGTTTTAGCAAGTCTTCGTAAGTTTCAAGCATGTCTGCAACCTATTTATTTTGTAAGTATAAGTTCATTTTACTTCAGATGCATTGCAATTTCTGCAATAGCGCTTGTGAATGCTGCCAAATTGACAGTCCCAAACCATAGTAAACCAGCCAGTCCAAGAATGGCCGAATATCTTACACCACATGTCATACCTTCTGTATTGGCGACCCCGGAGAGATTCGAACTCCCGACCCAGGACTTAGAAGGTCCTTGCTCTATCCAACTGAGCTACGGGGCCAAACTCTTAGTAAGTAACTTTAATCAGATACCCTAGCTGCTCTTCCATTCTAGGGAAGCCCATTGGAGTGCTCTCTATCTTATCGTAGCCACCACTAAGCCAGTGAGTAGGCCGGAAGTCAGGCTGCTGTATCCATACACCGTTCAAAAAATAAGCGCTGCCAAAGATTCTGCCTCTGTGGCCTACTACATATCTGCCATTCTCAGGCGGGAGAACAGTAAAGCCCTCCCACCCACCGATAAAATTATTAGCCATTTAAACCTCTAAACCAAGATATTGCCAACCTCGTCTAGAATACCAACCTTGACAAAGATAGCTTCTACTTCTTCTCTGCTGAAGTTCTGGCAGCCCATACTGACCATATTACCAGAATTACAGATACTAGCCCATCTTGAGCCTACTCTAATATCTTTTCTAGAAGTTAGCCCCTCTTGCCAGTACTTGATAAATTCTTTAGCAGCTTTTCTCAAACTTACATTAGTGATAGAACAACCACTCTTGTAGACTGCCTCTGGTGAAAAGATGAATTTATGCTCAAACAGGTCCAAATTAACTTTATCGTTCTTGAATTTATAAGGACCTAGTTTTATACTTTTTACTTCCCCAAGTCGATCTATAAGCTGGCTAATTGCTTTTAGAGTGCTTTCTTCTTCATTACCAGGAAAAAGAACAGCAAGAGCTGCTAGAGCATTGTTTATATTTTCTTTTTGTGATTTTAGGTTATAGAAAGCAGTTTTGATGCTTGAAATAGAAGGAACAGCCTCTACGAAAAGTGGTGTCAACCCTTTAGCCTTAAACTGCTCAACTGCTTCTAGCAGCTCTTCAATTTTCAATACTTCCGCTGACCTTCTGCTAATATAGATTTTGTCTTCATACTGCAGTGTTTGCAAAGCTGCCATGATAGCCTCTGAGTAAAGAGTTAGGCGGCCACATTATTGCAGCCGCCTTAGTAGCTTAGAATCTCCAGCCAAGCCGAATGGAAGTTACAGCAGGTGCTTCATCAACCTTGATCGATTTCAAGCCAACTAGCAAATTGCGGCCCAAAGCAAAATCAACACCAACACCGTAAGTTCTGTCTGAGTCATCTGTTACTCCTGCAAAGGCATAAGGAAGAAGCCGACCTGCGTCCAGCCCTACCTGAGCCTCTGCTGATAGCGTGTCATAGCTATAGCCTAGCTCGCCTCCAAGCACAAGTGTTCCAAAATCCTTTCTGTAGCCAAGAAAGGCGCCAGCAGAGTCCTTTGAAGTGCTAGAAGTAGTTGTTACTTCTTCTTTGTACTCAGGATAGTAGTCAAAAACAGGATCATCGCAAGCTCTAGGCTGCCCTAGCTTAAAGCACTCAGTACTGCTCTCTTTTTCAGAGCTATGACTATAGCTTAGGCCTCCATAAAGCCCAGTCCAGGTTTCTGCAGGCGCAGCCACTGTGGGCTCATAGATAATTTCTGTTAGACCTCCAGCGTTAGCAGGGGTTACTGCGCAAGAAGAGACAAGCGCAAGAATTAAGATAGAGCTTTTCATCATGCCACCTTCAGCCAGTTTTGAATTTCAGAGAAGAGCTTGTGATCTGGGTTTTCGACTTGGCTAGCAGGGAAGAAATTAAAGATTACAGTCTCTGCAGGGATAGTCTGAGCTTTGACATTCATCTCTGTGCATTTGTAGGGCTTACCTCGCAAAAACTGTCTAAGAAGATGAGTTGCACGCGCCTTACAGCGCTGAATATGTCGTTCGCGGCTCATGTAGCTCATCCTCAGGTCGATATGGCCGATAGCGAGTTCTTTGATGTTAGTGTTGTCGCCATCTTTAGGCTTGAACTCTTTTTTGCTGATTCGTGAGCGATCTTTGATAAGGCGCCGCTGGACGCGAGCAAGCGCTCGCTGACCATTAGACAGACCTTCATAGTAGGCTTTCAGCCGCTGATCTTGGATGAATTGTTGGTCTTTGTTCATAGTAGTAGCTCCTTAGCAGGTTGCAGAGATGATGTTGCGATACATAGAAAAGAACGGAACTCTAAAACCATTTACTTTTAGTTGACAAGTAGCTCCCTCTTTAAGCTTACCATAGACATCTGAAGAATTAAACTTCAGGAAAGCCCAAGTGTCAGAGTTCTGAAATACCTCTTTTTCAGTAAAGATTAGGTACTTAGAGGTGAAACCGTCATTAATCCTTTCTTTACTCTGAATAGTAGTTTCAATAGTTTCTACTGTTCCATAGGCGGAATACGGAATCCAGCCTAAAAAAGCAATAGCTAGAATTAAAGACAAGATTGCTCTCACGTTACTACCCTTTCTATTTGTTTGTAACATGGTTCCCCATAGCAGCCCTTTAGCGGGCCTTCCAAGGCCACACCACCAAAGACTACCTTATCCTTCCATACGTCTGTAACTCTGAACCTGTGCCTAGGAACATCATCAAAGGCACGAATTTCAACTATAGTACCTTCCTTTATGATTGCCTTACTCATAGAAGCTGTGGCCTCCATAAGTTAGTACTAGCTTTTTATCGGCTAGATAGTTTGGTTTTGATCCGCTATGGAAATATAGCGCTGTAGTTTTAGGCACGACCATCTCACCTGTCAGTATTAGCTCTGCTGTTATTTGCAACTCAATCGAAGGAGGCGCTTGAGCAAATTGATCTGGTTGGTTGACTACCTCGCAAACCGTATTTGGAAAGTTTGCGCTTTCAACCCTGTTGAGGACTACAGCGGCCACTAATAACTGCCCTTTAAGGTCTTCTCCTTTAGCCTCAGCTTCTAGCACAGAAGCCAAACAATCTATGTCATCTGCTTTAGATGCTTTGCAACACGCCAGTAGGACCATGAATAAAAGTGCTAGCTTATTCATATCAGCTTCTTCTTATATTCTTCATATTTACTATACAGAGTCAGCTGCTCCAAAGCTTGTTTTTCAGATGGCCAAGAAAACCCAGACACCATCCTCAATAGATTAGCTGTAGTATCTATACTTGATAGGAGCCCATTGAGTACATTAGTTTCAAGTAAAACAGCACACCAGACTCCAGCTATTTTTACCTGAGGCACATAGCAGTTTTCTTCAAGTTTTACTACTCTACGGTCCAATTGCCCAGCCTCCATTGATCGAGTACAGAACCTTCAAGTCCAACTCCTTTATTGCTTTAGCGCAGCCTGCACAAGGGCAGCTGTTAGCTAGCTGTTGATTCTTGCTAAGTCTACAAACTACTAGCGTACAGCCTTTAACGGCCTCCTCGCCATAGAGGTTTATAGCTCTCACTATAGCATCTACTTCTGCATGTATAAAAATAGCTGCAGGATTCTTACCCCAAGCTAGATTAGCTGTATGTGTTTTGTTTTTATTAGTTCCATAAGCGAGAACTTTAGCTCCTTTCAAAACAGCTGCTGCATGTTTTTGTTTTAGCCCTACAGTGCTGCAAAGCTCTATCAGCCTAGTTTCTAGCTTTTTTGTTATCATGATGAAAAAAAAATTGAAAGAAGTGAAACGGGAGGCCCGAAGGCCCCCCGTGTTTTCATTCGATAGTGAAAGGAGTATAGGGCACGCCGAGTTTTGCCGCGCCAGGAGACATTCTGATGCCGTCTTTTCTTGGCAACCAGTCATCCTCACCGCCGCCAGATTCCGGCCACTCAACCCAGCGCTCATCTTCGAGCACCACTTTCAACTCTTCGCCCACGAACTTGCTTGCAGCGGTGAGCGCCGCCGGGAACCATTCATGGGGATTTGTCGCCGGACGAATCTCGAGCGAGACTTCTTCTCCGCCGATGCGCACCGTATCGATGCCGACGATGGCGCTCAGCCGGTTGATCAGAGTTTTCTCCTTCCCCTTCGCCTCTTTTTTGCGGTTGAAAGAATAGGCTTCCTTGTTGATCTTTTTCGGGAAGATCAGCGACGCCCGTTCCGTGTTCGGGTAAAGCACGAGTTTCAGTACAGACATAGTTCTCTCCATCTTTGCGTTGACTTCATTGAGGTTGGGTTGTAGCCTTACTTGTACTTCTGCGTAGTCTTGCTGTAGCCAGCACGATAAGTGCCGGGCTTGATCAGATGGCGGCCAGTGCCAGTCCGATAAGACTTGATGCCGCGATTGGGAGCTCCGTAGAGCCCTTTGCGCGTGGTAGGATTCCAGTGGATATTCATGGCTTTTCTCCTTTTCTAAGCCTTCCTTCAGCAAGACAGCAAGAATCGATGTCAGTCGATCCATACCACTCTTGCGCAGCAGTTTCGATAGTTTCCAGAGGAAACAGGACCTCAGTACGGACGGTACGAGCGGTCAACATCAACCGGCCCTTTGAGCGCGGCTGCACAGTGAACGCCAAAGTCATCAGCTTGCTCCTTGCTCATAGCCGATCGTTCGCAGTCTTGAACTCGATTGCCAGTAGCTTTCCAAACTACAT